TGTCCTTGGTGACGACATCATCATTGGGAATGAGGATGTCGCGAAACACTACTTGAGGGTGATGGAGCTCCTGGGCGTTGAAATCGGATTAGCAAAGTCCCTGATTAGTAACAACAAATCAGGAGAGTTTGCGAAAAGATTTTATCGCTCTGGTGTGGACGTCTCCGGTTTACCATGGAACTTGTGGCTTATGTCTCAGCAATCGCTGAGTGCATGTGTCGCAATGTGCCAATGGTTAAACCTGGGATGGACTCCCACATTATCTCAAGCAATGGCAGCATTCGGGGTGGGGATGAAGAACATGGCGCGGTTAGGTTCTACCTGGGAAACTCTTCCCAGGCGCCTGGCCGCTCTATTGGTCATCATTTCCCATCCCGATTCTAAAACCGCCTTTTCTAAGGCAAACTGGCTAGAATGGGTGGGTTGCCGTGGTCCTCTTCTTCCCCAGGTTTGGGGGGATGAGGCGTCGACATGGGTCTCTCCATGGATGGATTCGCTCGTAGAGCTAACCAACCAATGTGAAGAGATCCTTGACCGACGGCACAAAGATGTATTCTTTTCAGAGTTTACGTCTTCTGTGGACCCGGTGATCCAAGGGATTCTGACCAGGACTAACGCTGAGTTAGTCGTCGTAGAAAGACGGATTCAGGTAGTCCGCGATACCATAACCCATTTCCATCGTCTCGGTATTTCTCTTCAGGCGCGGCAGATATCTGCCGTTATGTATCAAGCGATACGTATGTTAGAGAATTCGGTGGCGAGAATTCCTCTTCCTATCGCTGAGCTCAACCGAGCCCGCGAAAAAGAATTGGAACCTCGCTTTTCGGATCTCTACCGCCTTTGGAAGAATATTCGAGTTCGAGGATCTAATACCTTTGGTCTTGGGATACCGGAAGGTATCCCACGGATACGTCCTTCCTCAGCTCCTTATCCAAAGGAACTAGAGGTTGATTAGGACGGCCGGACCCTTGGTCTATACTACATCCACTGTCACCAATTGTTGGTGAGGTAATGGCTTACCAGATTGCTGATAAGTTGTAGTACCCAAGGTGTTCCGTTACCGTTACGTCTTCCTCGACCTTCTTTTCCAACTCCTTGGAATAGGTAAGAAGTTGTTGTCCATACATTGGGAGTGATCCCAGTGTCACTGGCCCTCTTCTGGTGAGGGGAGGTGGAGGCGAACGTGGAAACCAAGATACGGGTGTTAAATTAAGATGGGGGTATGACCTATCCTTCCAAGTTATTAGCAACAACTTGGACCCCCGGGAGGGGGGCTAATCCTTTCGACGCACTCCTTATTGCCTCTCAATTGAGGGAGGAATAAATATTCCTTCCAATAAGGTTGAGATTGCGTAAGGATTAAAATATAGTGAGCATGTTTCAGCTCTGTCAGGACCGGGAAACTCGGGTGCATGGCAAGTGCACTCGGGGGGGCCGATTATCCTGTCTTCCCTCCTCCC